CAGGAACTGTTCCTGTAGATAATAAATGGATTTTTATTTTAGTAGATCCAACGTTTGGCCAATTAATAAATCTTAAAGTTGCCGCAGCACTTAATTTAAAAATCTGTGTAGCTGCTGTTAATAAATTAACATCAGTTGTTCCTGAAATCACTGTGGGTCCGTATGACACTTCTGATAAAGAATTAACTAAGCCGTTTGATAATGTACTACCTAACAAATCGTTAACTACTGGAGTGCTAGGTATAGCTAATGTTCCTCTAAGAAGTGCTTTATCTTGCAACGATGTAATTTCGTTTTTAGCAGTAGATAAAGCCGATGCTATCGCTGTAAAATTATCTCTAAATCCTTGACTGTCGTTATCTATCCCAGCTACTGGATATAGCTGATTAATAGACGCGGTGTTTATTTGGCTGGTCATATGGTAATCCTATCGTTCTTGAATACAAGATATTTATCGCTTGTATAACCGTCAGTTGAATCTATTATATATCTATCTACGGTAAAATCTATGTTTTTAAAGTCAAATCCGCTGTATTTTATTTTTAAAATGATATCGCTGGCAGTTCCTGCCTTACAAAAACATATCGGAACAGCAAGTTTAAATCCTAACTCGTCTCTAGTGCCTGGTTGTATACTACGCATCCATAGAGGCAAGTAATTTCTTTCTACAGCAAGTAATTGTCCATTTGAATTTCTAGCTTGCTTTAAACGCTCTTGCCAGTTGCTAATACTGCTAGGATAATATTTAACAGAATTTGGATCTGATGTTAGTACGCCGGTACTGTCGATAGTTAATAATTCTTCTCTACGAACATTAGTAGGCGCCGGAATAGCTAACCTATCAATTTTAGCTTGCTGACCCGCAGTTGGTGTTGGTTTATTATAGGGAAATCCTCCTAACCAATAACTATTATCGTTGTCTACTGTAATTTTATCTGTACGTTTACTTCTCTTAACGGCTAACGGTAATTTTTTGTCACCTACTTCTAACGGATCTAGCATTTCAACATAAATTACTTCGTATAGAATTTCTGTTGTTCCCGGCATTACTGCTGCTGCTGATTTAATTTCGCCGAAGTGAAATCTTTTTCTTTTATGATTTAATCCCATCGCACTAACATAAGCACCTGCGTTAGTACTTTCTATTCCGGCATATACTAACAATCCCATGTCTTCTTGAACACCAAAGTTTGGATCTCCTGATCGATATATACTAGAGGGTGTAAAGATGTTTGGATTGTTAATGAAATCCTTCCATAGTGTTCTTTGATCTAGTTTTAAAAATGGTTTGGTAATGATATTACTAAACACCAATTGATTTGGTGTATCAACTGTTATAACAAATTCTCTAGTTACAGCACTAAACCCGTATTGATCTTTAGCTTGTGCAGTAAATTTGTAAACTCGGTCAACAGTAGTTTTCCCACCGTCGAATGTTGTTGGTTTGCCACTTGATGTGGGATTCTTAGTTTGGTCGTAGTTAAAAGATGTTAATCCTAATCGATCTACAACTACTGTAGACCCCACTAAGTGATAATCACCATACTGTGTAACTTTACCAATTATTTCTCCGTCTTGACTAAGTTCCAACCCTGGCGGTAATTTACCGCTTATTTTTGTATAGATGAGTTCTGCATTAGGAATTGAAGTTGTTGCTTTAATAAACAATGTTGAAACAAAGTTAGCATTAATTCCTCCTAAATTACTAGATGTATTCCAGTATATAGTGCTTTCTACTTCACCGACTATTTGAATAGTAAATGTTCTTGAAGCACTTGCAGTCTCACCATCTTCACCGTATCTAGTACCTGTAACAGTAAAAGTGTATGTTTTTGTTATAGCAGGTTGATATGGAATAACACCATAAAGGTCAGCAGTAGCAAGATCAAAATTTAATCCTGGAGGTAAGTTATTAACATTATCTATGGTAAAAACAACAGGACTATCTGGAACATCGTAGACATCAAGTCTTATAAACACGTAATTGTTAGCTCTTACAATTCCTAAATTTGCAGGAGTTAACCATATAGGAGTTCTTAGATAAGTTACATCGGCAGTGAATAATCCGTTATTATCTAACCACGAAGCTGTGTTGTCTGCTCTAAAGTAATCATCAGCTACAACAAATATTTTAAAAGTTCTTTTTACAAATGAATCACCGTCTGTTACAGTTACAGTAAATTCATAATTCCTATTAATTTTTTTAGGTTGGTTCGTTGGTACGTTAAAATCGTAAAATACTGTATCATAAATGTATGTGTCGTATCCATTTGAGGATACTATAGCAAAATCAAAAGCAACAGAATCAAAATATCCAGAGTCAAATGTTCCGTCACCGTCTGTTGGCTGTAAAGAATATATAGGTCTAGTAAATCCTACAATACGTCCATCTTCAGTTAGTTGTAATCCAGGGGGAAGTTCACCGTCTCCTGCTGCAATAAAATAATTTAATGTCTGTCCTGCGGCAGTATCTGGGTCAATAACTTCAAGTTGATAATTTACATAGCTATTATCTAGCGCAAAATACTGTTGAGCATTTCCAACAGGTAAACTACCACTAGGTGTTATAAAAGAAGGTACATCTGCTCCTTCTATAGTAATTTTAAAAGTTCTATCACTAATTTCACCGTTTTTACTAGCTCTGACACAAAACTTAAATTCCGTAGTTCTTGAAACTTCGTACGGAGATCCTGTAATTGCAGAGTCTACAAGACGTAGTCCGCCGGGCAATTGTCCAGAAATTATATTATAAGCAACTCCGGTAGTACCGTTTACTGGTAATTGAATAGCAGGGGTCACTAAAGTACTTTCTTGAAAAGTACCTAGAGAATACCCCGAAGCTTGAGTCCAAACATTTAGTGCCATACTTAATCTCTTTTAAGTATTTATCGGCAGATGATTTTAGGTTGCTGGCTGGTTAAATGGTCCGAAATCTAGTACATTTGCTAGGTTATCCCCAAATGTTCCCATGTCCATAGGTAATCCTGCTGGTAAAACGTTAGGGATGATACCTGTAGGTATAGTAAATGTGCCAAAATCGATGTCAACCATATTAGAATTAATAATAAATGCTACTAAGGTACTTAATACTGGAACGCTATGCCCAAATACACTAACATTAGCACTTCCTGATCCTGTAATATTAAATCCGTTAGTATTAAGATTTCCGCCTAACGTTGGAGTAGTATCATTTTGTACTGTCGTAACAGCACTTAAATTAATAGTAGTTGCAGTATTACCAAAAACAACTGTATTATTTGTGCTAGTTAGAGTTTTAAATTCTAAATTAGCAACGTTACGTTGGGCAAAAAGTCCAGCACCGCCTCCAATATTAACACCGTTTATAATTCCAACAGTACTACTAACTTCGGTAAAATTTGCATTTACCTTTTGGAAGGCTGTACGTAAGTCGTCACCAGTTCCGTCATTGGGATATGTTCCTAGATTTATTGTTTGGATCGGCATATTTTGCTCCGTTTAGTATATTTACCGTTATTGTAGTTGTTCAATTGTACAGTATGCTTCACCTGCTATTCCAACACCAGGCATTTCGTCTGCTATTACAGTCACTCTATAAATTTTATGAAAGGTCTGATCGGTAACGGTAAAACTTAAACTATTGCCCGGAACAGAAAGATTGCCAACGTTATCCCAGGTAGTATTACCAGCAGTTTTAGTTGTAAAGCCGGAATAAATGTTTAGAGGAGTTGGATATGCCCTATACACACTTATGCTTCTTTGCCCCCCAGCATTGCTGTATTTTAGTTCTACATCAAGCGTATTACTGTTATTTGTTAGCCTAACAGATAAATCACCTCTTGTTGCTGTAACCTGTCCTACTACTATTACGCTTGATCCGTCATGTTCATTTGTTATTCCCGGATAAGCAGTAGTCTGCACAGTTGAATCCGGAAATGTTAGGTTACCATTATTACCAAATGTCCAAGTATATAAAGTGCCTCCTCCTACAGTTGACATTGGAGTAATTTTAATATTTCCATTGTTGTAAAAAATATTAAAAGCATTGTTCATTCCATCATCAACTGTGTTATTACCTTGCGTAAAGATATAACCGTTGGTGTTGTTTGCATGGGGGAATACCGCAGCAACCTGTTTATTGTTTTCCGCCAGAGGAAACTCTAAGTATGCTCGAGTAAATGTTTCTCCAAATTGATCTATTCTAAAGTTAAATTTCTTATCGCTAGCATCGTCAGCGGG